ATGAACAGGTCGATGCGGTCCACGATGTCTTTGGCGATGTGTCCGAGTCCGGTGGTTCCGTTTGGGTTGTCGGAGAGAACGAGCAGTTTTTTCAAGAGGCGTTCCTTTCTTATCTCACTGGCTCATGTTGTGTTCGTAGGTAACGGTGTCATCTTTCTTCGTGTAGCGCGGTGCGCACCAGCACGATTCGTGAATGGTGTGATATTCGCCTTTCAGCGGGATGATGTGGGCGGCGGACTTTTCATCCGGCGTTCCATCGTCGAGCAGCGATTCATAAACCAGCGCGAACAACCCGCGTTCCAAGTCTTCTTCCGTGGGCACAAACGTCTCGTACTGCATATTCTCGAAGTGGGAAAGCGGCAACTGGTGGAGGGTGGTCACGCAGCCTTTCTTTCCAATTCCACGCTTGAAAAGTGTTGTTTATTGCCTTCGGCGCCGCACAGGCACTCGATGCGGCTCACGTTCTGAGGGAACACTTCGACCTGGCATTCCGGGCAGCGGAACGCCTTGGCCTGATGTGGCGGCGTCTGATCGAACTCCAGGCTCCGGAGATCGATGAACCAGAACCGCTGACTGGTGCAACTCGCCATGCTTGCAAACCTCGTAGATAGTTTGCCATACTTTTGCAGATTTGCGTAAGTCATTTTTGGGGGCGTCTGGTGCCGGGTTTGGGACCACGTTTTTTCGCGCACGCCAGCCTCAAAAATTCGAGGATCCTGTCCATGCCTCGAAGTTCCGGCTTCATGGACTTCATGACGGACGGGATAGTGAACTCTTCGATAAGGTTGTGGTATTCGACGCACGGAATCCAGAGGATTGTGTCCACGGGGTTTTCGGCGATGATGCTGCGGGCCTGGGCCACGGTATGCGCGCCAACGGTTCTGTAGCCGTTGACGGAGAGCGAGAACATGGTGATGCCCAGGGAGGTGGGATCTGGATCGAGGACGAGGATCAGCTTCTTTGGGCGCATACGTTCTCGTTGTGTTTCAGGAATTGTTCTGCCAGGAATTTGCTGAATGCTGGCGGAATAGACTCAGCCAGTTCGTTACCTACCATCCAGTCAATTCCCATGGCAATTCTCCACTCAGCTGTACCGCCGTTTTTCCATCCGTCACGCTTTGAACTTCCGCCGGCATGACCCGTGACCGTGTGATACCTGCCATCGCCGATCTTTCCTTTATGTTCCGGGTGTGCGGGTTGCAGAAGGAAAAATGAGGTTTCAAACAACCTATGGCGAAACACCCCGAGATCGAACATCGTCCCACAAAGCATGATCGGAGCGCGAAGATGAGAAGCTGCCGGCACGATGTTTTCGATAATGTACGGCGCCCCGTTTTCAATCAAACGATCGCGAATCGCGGGTATCATGTGTGGGTGATCTTCGCTCGTGCCCCACTTGGCCGCGCCGGCTGAATATCTCTGGCATGGGGGACTCGCCCAGATGAGATCGAAGCCGGCGATATCCACTTCCATGGCGTCCGCCTGAATGAACCGGAACGGGTACCGCGCCTGCGGATTGATATCTACGCCAGTGACTTCAAATCCCGCGAGGTACAGTCCCATTGACGCACCTCCAGCACCACAAAACAGGTCGAGAGCCTTCACTTGCCTTTCTCCTGCATTTCCAGAATCCGTTTGTCGATCACGTCTTTCCTGAAGCGCCAGCGGTTGCCGAGCTTGAAACCTGGGAAGGTTCCGGCGTTCGCGTATTTGTACATGGTGTCGGGAGAGATGCAGAGGTAGGCTGCGGCCTGGTCCAGGGTCATGATGGGCGGAAACTGAATGTTGGCGTTAGCCACGATCATCGCTCCTGTGTTTCGTGGATTCGAGCAGGCGCTTTTCAAATGCATTCAGAACTCGCTCGATGTACGCTCCGACAGGCGCTCCCATCAGGAAGCCGATGGTGATGAGGCAGAGTCCGGCGATCTCCTGCGGGGTGAGTCCGGCTAGATACTCTGGGGTCATCGCTTACCGTCCTCTGGTTGACAGGTGATCTTTTGATTGGCACCGTGGTAGATTGCCCTGTATCCTTGTCCGCAGCCGCAGTTCTGGATGTGAGTGCAGTACCACCGTTGAATCTCGACAAAGTAGATCGAGAAGAGAATCCAGAATGTTATGGCGAAGATGCCAACACATAACCCAAATCGCATTAGATTCTTTTCGTTCATCGCTTACCCCTGTCCTGCACTAACAGCACGGCCCTGATTGCTTCGGCGATGTTCCGCACCGCAGATCGGATCGTTCTTCCCTGAGACATGCACCCCGGAAGCTCGATGCACTCAGCTACGAACCATCCATCCTCGCCCTCGTTGATTTTGATTGTGAGTGTTGTTTCGCTCATCGCTTACCGTCCTTTGAATCCCTGCCGAGTCGGTAGGCTTCGATCACGTCAGCATCGTGACGCGCGTACATCGGATCAGGTAAGTTGGATGGAGAAATCCTCATACGTTTTAGCCATAGCAAATCCTCGATCTCTTCCGGTATCTCCGGCTCTGCAATGAATATGCGGCGCACGTCCTCAATCGCTTTCGCGTAATCCTCCGATTTGTCGTCGGTGAGCAGAAAGCGAATTTCAATATCGAGCCAGCGGAGAGCGGCTTCGAGTATTCGCTCAGTGATACTAGTACCCATGCCCACAAAGGCTTTTTCATGGGCTGCCTTTAACATTCCATCCTGTACTTTGATCTCGCTCATGGGTGCCTCAATGATGTGGTGTAGATTGCTACGATTACGCCAAAAATGAAGATCAGGATTGCCAGAACGTTAAGAGCCCTTCCAGACCATCTCTCGCTCATCGCTTACCATCCTCCAGTTTCTTCAGCCGCTCCAGGACGTCCTGCCAGTCTTTCTCATAGAGGACGTGGATGTCGGGTACGCAGCGGTCCTCAAGTATGAATTTCTTTGAGTAGAAGGTCTCGATATGCTCGTACTTGGGGCATTTCAGAGATGGTCCAGGGCCGTTAACCCAACGAAGACTACCTTCACCTATAGCATCATCGACGCAGTGGTTTTCCCCTTTGCCATTGCTTTCAATGTGCTGCCCTTCTTTGCAGCGCAACTCCCCAATGGCAACAAACTCCACGGTGGCGCTCGTTGGCACGGAGGGAGTGCCAGAATAGGTACATGGGCAGGTTGCAATATTGCAATCGGATGGCACCGCCTGCCCCATTGCCGCCAACAACAGAAGAGTTGTAATCATGACTCCCTGTCCTCTCTCGCAGAACCTTCTGCCAATTCCCAAGCAACTGCAATCAGGATCGAGGGCACGATGATGGTGAAAGGGCCAAGCTGCCCCTTGTGCGCAAACTCCATCATCGCTCCGAGAAGGAAGAAAGCGCTGATTCTCGGAAGAAGTCCTGCCCAGTTAAACTTCATTTCCCACCTTCCTGTTCGGTAGTCCAAATGCTGCCGATGATTCTGGCGCCGGGGACCAGTTCATCGACCACGGGTTTGACATCCGGCCAGCCGGTGAATTCGTAGTCGTGGCCGCAGAAGATTCCGCCTTCGGCCAGCAGTGGCCGCCATGCAAGAATATCGGCTCTGACCTGCGGTTCAGTATGGTCAGCATCGATCCATATCATGTCAAACGTCATGCCGGCGCGGGCAAACCACTCAGCCGCGACCGCCGAGTAGGCCATGACCGGGATGATCGGCAATCCTGCGGTGTTCCGGCAGAACTGGTTGAAGAGTGTCGGCTCCAATTTTCCGTCGGGACCGTTGTGGGTCAGGGACCGTTCCCAGGAATCAACGCAATGCACGACTCCGGGCGTATGCATTCCCAGGGCGCAGGCCGATCTCCCGGCCCACGATCCGATTTCGACAATGCGGCGGGAGCGGGAGGCGGCTTCGGCGAGATAGGTGAGTTCGGAAGGTTCCATCCATCCTTCGATGGACAGCGCGCGTTCTATGTTCATTTGGTTTCTCCAGGATCTGCGGTGGTTTCTTTCAGTGCTGCGCGGGTTGCGAACAGATTTTCAAGCGCTCGTTTAATCCAATAACGATTCAGCATATGGTCGCCATAGATTGCTTGGAATGCATAGCACTCTGCTTCGGTTGGCATAGCCTTCAGCCGCGCATTCTCTGCCTGGAGAGTTTCAATCTGCTTACGCAATTCTTGGGTCACGCCGCTGAAGACAGTCGCGTTCGTGTCCTTGTTTTTTTGAAGCTCTTCCTGAAGCTGATGAATCTTGATTGCCTTCTCTTCGTTCCAGCGCAAAAGATTTTCAACGGTCTGGTCTCTTAGTATCTGGCTCATGGCTGCTCCTTGGTATCTCTCTCGGCAATCCACTGCTTCGCAAATTTAACAGCTTGCCGATGTTGTTCCTCCTCTCCTATGAACGGATGGAAAAAGCCCCACCAGAATGCTTTCCAGTGCCAACGAAATGGTATCTGGCTCATTCACTCACCTCTCGATTCACCTTGGGGCTGGTCTGTGCGGCCCTTGCTGCGATCCATTCATTGAGCAACTTTTCAAGGGCTACGGCATCCTCTTTGACGTAGCGGTATTGCCTGCCTCCTGTGATAAAGAATCGTTGCAAGATTCCGTCTACGTCGTTGTGTCGGCTCACTGGAGCCTTCAGCCGCCCATTCTCCTGTTGCAGCGCATCTCTCTCTGCCTGGAGCTGGGCGATGCGCTCGATCAACATTTTCTCGAAAGCTCCATGCGTAGCGCCTTGTCGAATGAGTTGCTTGGCGATTTCATAATCATGTTGTAGGTCTTCTGGTATCTGGCTCATTCACTCACCTCTTATCTCTTTTCCCAACGTGTTCCAGTCCAAACTTTCTTATCTGGCGCTAGACTCCAAGCCAAAAGAAAGGGAGCGATAGTAATTGCGACAACAATTATTGCCGTCATCTCTACCCTCTCAGCACTTCATCGGTGCGCTTGCAGAGATCGCAGCCGTCTCGTCTTGGATGATCTGCCCTGTGCTCTTTGCGCCATTCGACCAGAAGTTTCCTGAGTTCGGCTACTTCGCGCTCGTGGTCGGCGTTGAGCACCACATCTCCAAATGAATCAGGCCAGAGTTCCGCTTCGCATTTATTTCCGAAATCGTCTTTGTAGTATGGGTCGTATCGCTGTATCGTCATACCTTCACCTCTTCTTAGGAGAGCCTCTTGTAATCACTCTGAAGTAATTGAATTCGGCTCTCGCGGGCTGAACTTCAGAGTGTTTGAATTTTACAAGAGGCTCATAAAAGTATCTGCTTCCAGCTACACTTGTACTCGTCCTTATGTGCTTCGCATACATCCACATGATCGAAAGGATGCACAGGAGAGAAGTGAAGACGGTACGCCGCTTCATTGGAGCACCGTCTTCCGTGAGAATCAACGTACTGGCATTGCCATCTCATGCTACGAAGACTTACTGAGCAAATTCGTGGAGTGTTTTTCCTGACACCCAGGGACCGCACAGAAGTACTGCCGCACTTCGTTACGCTTCTTTCCTTGGTACTCAGTCTCCCCAAGCTCCACCTGAAAGGTCTTGTTCGTGAGCGGCCCAAGGTACTTCCACTGCTCCGGGTCTGTAGGATGCTTGTCAGCTCCCTCAAACACTCCCGGAATTGTAAACTGTGCAGCTTCAGTTCCCTGATTCCCGTCTTGGACTTCTTCCATCGTGAGGCCACAGGCATGAACGAAATCTACAATCTGCCATGCGGCTTTGCTATTGAGTCCAGCGAACACCCGCCGCCCTTCATGCTCTGAATGCCCCACAATAGCAAATTCCGCATTCAGACTTACAGAGTCCTTTTCCTTTCCCGCCGTCTTCGGCTTGAATCCTTTGAACTGGAGAGTATACGGTCCCGAAGGAACAGGTGGCTTTCCCGAAATCTGTTCCTTGCTGAAATTCATCTGAAATCCCATAGAAAATCTCCTTGTGGTCGTAACCACGGGTTAAGGGCTTCTCTATGCCTTAAGAGCTAGAGCGGCGCGTTTTTCTTCATGCTTCTGGATCATTCTGAGAATGTCGGGTTCTTCGGTATTATCCAGAAGGAGTGAGGTTGAGGTATTCATACTCCAAGTAGGACGGCATTCAACTGTATACTTCTTATTCCCGTCCACACTTATGCGATAGACTTCATTGAAGAGTGAAAGACTCTTGGAGAGATACTGAGGATCAATGGTCAGTTGGTCAGTGTAGGCAGTCTGAGTAGGAGTGCTTTCAGCATAATCCTTCTCTGCCTTCTCGTGATACACAAAGATCACGTCCATTAAAGGTGAAAACTCAGCGATTAGATACTCCATGTACCGCTGAATCCCATTGATTGTATCCCATGAGTTGCGGATTTTCATGCTCGTGGAATTTCCAACACGAATGAGTCTATACAGTGATTTGTCCTGCCGGAAAATTTCCTCTTCCATCGCTCGGTTCATGTAAGTAACTGAGTCAAACACAACCGTAGCTGGAATAGGAACTCCCTTGATTTTATTCGCTTTAATGATGGACAAATCCGTCTCCACGTCAAGCATCGTAGGACGCGAGAGAACGAATAAACCATCTTTTCCCTCAAGGGCTTCGGGTCTGTCGTCAAAGTCATAGTACCTGATCGGTTTACGAGCTGTAGCCGCGAAGGTACTTTTACCAGACTTCGGCTTACCAATAACCGCAATCTTGAGTCTTCCAGTTGCACTGATAAGAGAGGATGGAGTCCCCTTCATACCAGCAAAAGGATTCGGCGCGGTAGACATAGAGAATCCTGCTCCTGCGGTCGTAACCGCTATGTTGTGGGAGCCGTAGGCTCTGTTGTTTCAGGCTTTGCTTCAGGCGCGGCCTGAGTTTCAGGTTCCGCCGAAGGTACAGGAATGTTTGTCTGTCCTTCAGGACTCAATGCTCCAGAATCAATCGCTTGTTGAATGTGAGTATGACGTTCACAGAGTTGATACTTACTTCCACCTTCTTCCGTGACTTCATAATCCCCTGCTCTCCAACATTGCATCTGATTCGGGAGAACGAAAGAACATCTAAAGTGCGATGCTTGAGGTTCGAGATAGTTGTATGTTCTAGGCACTTGACCTCCTTTCTCTGGTGAATTACAGCGAGACGTTCTCTGTATCCCACACAGGAAGTTGTACAAAACCGTTTGAGAGTGTAGCTCTCATTGCCTCTTCGGAAGATTGACGGCACACATCGAAGAAATAGCACTTGCCGTAGTACCAGTTTGTGCAATGAGATGTGTCTCGTGGGACACAGGCTACGCCGTGGTTAATATAGGTAATTAAGTCTCTCAAGAGGGCTTCGATTGACAGTACCATTCTCAGTTGATACTGAGAGAGCTGCTCCTGAGTCTTATAGATTGTCAATCTCCTGAACCTGTCAGCGGGAGCATTCACATCCCACGCTTTACTGATGAGATTCATAAGAATACGAGTGCAATCTCTCTTGAAAATGAGTTCTTCTGGGACGTACTTCGGAAGAATTTTAGTCAGAGTATATACATATCCCGTTGGACCCTCATCATTCAAGTATCTATCCAGAGGATCACCTCTCTTGAACGTTCCCACAGTCTTATGATCCATTGGCATGATGAAGTAGCCGTCATCTACAAGAACGTCCATGCGTCCTGCTAGGTAAAACTCATAAGCAGGAGTGGAGAAGAGTTGAACCTCTCTGCTTTTTCCGAAGGAAACTTCTGTAGCAATAATCCGAAGTCTCTCGTTGTCTGCTCTGTATCGTTGAGCGTACTGTAGAAGCAGCGCAGAGAATCCCTTCAATCCGAGGATTGCTTTGTACTCAGGATGATCCTTATATACTTCCAGTTCCTTCTGCATCCACAACTGATAGGCTAAATCAACAGCCCACTCATTCACATTGAAGTTGTCCTTGCGGAAGTTCTGGTAGTAATACTCAACAAGTTTGTGAAACACAATTCCGAAATCGAGATACCACTGTCTATTATTAGGTACTCCGAATCCGGGCTTGAAGTTCTGGCCTTCTACCGCATTGAGCATGTAGTGAGTGCCACAACTTCTGTGAGTGGAGAGAAGATGATTGTCTACTACTACAATCAGCTTCTTCTTTTCTGTATCATAAGAGAGCCAAGGAAGAGGATGCTCCTCTAGCCAGCTCTTTATGAGCGTAGTTTCAAAGTATGTGGGCATGAGGTATTTTCTCCTTACGACTCCGGGTAACTGTCTGGCATTGCCAGTTCAATCCCAATAGGCATCATTGAGCCATGATGCGGCTGTGACAGCAGAATATCAGCTCCCTTGGCGATCATCTCGCGTTCTTTGTCGTCCAGACGGAACCGCGTTACCGAAGCTATCGAATTGTCGGAGTATCTAATGCGCGCCACGATAATCGGGTAGTATTCGTCCTGTCCGAGAGCAATAACTTGCTCGGAAGGCACCTCGCTTTCTGTATAAACCGGAGATACAGAGTTCATTTAAGGCTCCTTTTTTCTCCTTACTTCTTCAACATTGACGCAAGTTGATCCACACTCATTCCCTTTGCCAAGAGACTATCCAGCAGTGACGAAAGCTGTGCTTGCGCTTTCGTACTTTTAGTTTTCGTGGATTTTACAGTGGTAGTCTTCGTAGTGACTGTAGAAGGAGTTGGTATAGCGAGTTTGACTCCAGCATAGCGGTGCATCTTTTCGTTCCGCCGCTGTTCGTACTCTATCATGAGGAGAGATTGAATGTTCCTGTGATACTCAATCCCCATGTCAAGTTCTGCATCCGTGAGGGAATGTATCTTGCGCTGTGCAAAGAGCCAATCCATTCCGCCTATCTTAATCTCTCTCGCTCTGCGAGCGTATTTTCGCACTGTGTCCGTGACTTCGTTGTAGTGTTCGTATGTTTTGGTTATAACACTCTTCTCTAAAGAGAAGTCACTGAAGCACGCCACACAGTATCGTTGGTCAATCTTCGAGGCGAAGTGAATGCAATAAGGTGCGGAGCACCTAGCACACTCAATTATTCCCACATCTGTTATGAGATTGTTCTCAAGACAAGCATCACACACTTGGGAGCTTACATGATGCTCCTGCGGCGGTTGCTCCGTTGGCTCCTGCTGTTCCTGTGGAGGGTTTTGATCTGCCATTTTTATCTCTTTCTCTCCTTTGGAGATACCCGTTCTCTTTCGCAACGTGCGCTCTAGCTGTCTCTTTCAAGACAAGATCATATGCTTCTGGAATCTTTCCTTCCAGGTATAAGTGCAGTAGTACACGTACTAGAGCGGATTGGGATATTTCAGGTGGGAGCTGCTTTAGCGCGTTCATCTGTGCTCGCCACACTCGAATGGTAGTCACGACAGTTCCGAAAGCGTCTAGGGGCATAACACGGGTAGTATACGACCCGCCGAGGGGGGTGTCAAGCGCCCCTAAAGTGTTGTGCGGCAACAAGTTAACCCCGCTGCCGCACTTTTGGACGTTCAGCGAACTCCGCGTAGAGCAAGTGCAATCAGTTCTTGCACCACGGTAAGACAATTTCGCAGAACTGAATTTTTGTCCACCACGTTGGAGTACTCATCTCGAAGTCTTACTAAATCTTCTTCGAGTTCTTCAATTCTTTCGTTAGGAGTCCACGGCTTTGGCTCTGTAATAGCATCGAGGCTTTCTGTCTTGATACGTTTTGTGTACTTCCTTTTCGCCCTTTTCGTATTCATTCCTACTCCTTTTCTTACGTCTTCAAAAGACGTATTCTGACAAACAACGATTCAAAATACCTCCATGCTTGTGCAATCTCACAGGTACACTCTTTAATGTCTGAGTGGCTGCCGCTGCACAAGCTGGAGGAGTGGAACTGCTTGAGAATGTTAAATGCCGTCTGAAGATGGTTCAGGAAAATTATCTTCGGAGCTTGTCCCATCGGAGGGCGTCCAGTCTTCCTCATCTTCTTCCTCTTCCTCTTCCTCTTCCAGCGGAGCTTCTTCAGTCTCATAGAGGCATTCTTCAGAGCAGTACATCCGATTCTCCGCACCTTCAACTGCATCATTACTGAAGGTTTCATCTGGAGGATTCTGTCCGTATGGTCCTCTTGGGTATGTGCGCAACGTCCCTATAACTACGTTGCACCGCGGATTGTCACAGTAGATTGGGCTGTCGCTCATAGGTTCTCCTTATCTCCTCATGCTGTGCCATAATCATAGCAATATCTTCCATTGCTACGAAAGCACTATGAGCACGTTTCACAGTGTCAGACCCGGCGATCTTATACAAGAAATCCCCTTGTCCAAGTAGCTTCTCTGCGCCGTTCTCGTCTAGTACCACGCGAGAATCCGCTTGAGTAGCGAGCTTGAAGCAAATGCGAGAGGGGAAATTTGCCTTCGTATCACCGGCGATGGTTTTAACTGAAGGTCGTTGTGTAGCAGCGAGAATATGAATACCCGCCGCACGGCTGATTTGTGCAATCTGTTTCAGGAGTGTCGCAATGGAAGTAGGACGATCCTTCTTAGGAATTCCTGCCCACATTACTTCATCCTGCTCCAGAACATCCGCGAGTTCGTCTATTACAATGACCTTGTACTTCAACTTCTGACCGAATCTTCCAATGTTCCAGTCACGGATATTGCGTGCTAGACCACTCATTAGTTCGGTTCTTCTACGAATTTCGGCTAGAGCCTTTGAGAGTGTGGTTCTTAAATCATCCACAGTACGGATCACACTGGAAACATGCTTCAGTCCTTCAAATAGCACAAGATCAAGCTGCTTCGTATCCACAAGAGTGAAAGATAACTCCAGCGGCGAACGGAACAGCGCAAGCGAACATATAACTTGCGCTGTGAAAATGCTCTTGCCGCTACCAGTGGTGCCTGCTACTAGCAGATGCGGCTGCGCTGCGAGATCAATGAAAATGTATTCGCCGTTGGGAGATTGACCAAGCATCAGCGGGAGCTGCATCTCACGCACTTCTGGAGCGGAGAGCATGTGATGGAGGCACGAGTCAAATCGTATAAGTTGTCGATCTTCTCGTGGCACGGAGATTGAAACAAATCCGGTGCTACGTTCTATGCGTACAGATTCCACAGAGAGAGTACCCGCAAGTTCCTCCTCTTTCGAGAGAATCTTTGCGAAGAGTGCTCCCTCTGTGGGCTTGAAGTAGAATGTACGTAGCACCGGACCTTCATCCACACGCTCGAAGAAAGCAGGAAAACCTAGAATCAGCATCTTGTGAGTAAGTTTTCCTACCTGTACTTGAAGCGGTGGCGCTAAGCCAGAGGCTTTGGAAGTGAAGTTAAGAGCGTTTCCCACTCTCAATCTCCTTTCTCACGCTCTCGCTGGCAAGCATCAGCCTATTCACAGGTGCAAGATACTTGAATGCTTGCCTGAAAGACACTTTCGCAGGATCGAAGTGGAGGAAGTATCCTCCTGTCTTATCGCTGAAGTATTTCAGCAGCTTAATTTCAGGAGAATCTTCTGTTCCACGTCCGAAGAATACTGTGTCGATTGGGACTTTCTTCTCCACAGCGATTTTGATAATTACATCCGCATTTTTGTACCAGTCTCCGTGAGGAATCTCTGGTAGAGAATCCGTCGGAGAGCCATCGGTGAATGCAATCATGCGTGTTAGAGGCATCTGAATGACTTTGTGCATGGTTTCAAAGAGCGGAGTCATTCCCATTGTGAGACGTGCTTCCTGTAAATCAACTCCCATTGCGGGGAGATTGGAGCACATGGTAGAGAGATTCTCATTCGTAGTTTCGAGGAAGTGGATAGCACACGCCGTCTGATTTGGAACACAGGAACGGAAGAACTCTACTACTCCGTCCTTCGCATTCTGTATTTGTCCAGACATGCTTCCACTATCATCGAAGACTACACGAATTCGATCTGTGCATTCGCTGGGAGGGACGTACTTTATAATCTGCTGTCCTCCTCCAGCCCCAAGCTCTTTCTGTTTTGCGGCTTCGGCTGCTGCTTTAGCTTTCGCTATTTGAGCTTCCTTAGCTGCGTTTGGATTACCTATGGTAAATCCCATGCAGTTTCTCCTTTCTTTGTTACGGTTTCATATCCTTCGTCAATTCTGTCAAGGCTGCTTGCTCACGGACGAGGATGCGGTTAAATGCCTGTTGCCAAGCGTCTGCCCATGCCTCAATTTTTACGATAGATGCGGCCAATTGAAGACACTCAATTTCTCTCTTCACGAGTCGTATCTGCTCTTTCCGTTCGCGGGTAAAGGCTGCGGCTGCGGACCATGATGGAAAGTCCCACCACTTTCCTGTTGCGTATAATACTAGAATGGTGCCTTCTGGATAATCTCGATACGAGCCATCGCAGCGATGTACTAACTCCCAGGAATCTCTTACTTCCTTCTCATCTGCTGAATTAGGCATAATACACACTCCAGTACATATTCAAATCACTCATTCTTGACCCATCACCGTTATTCCTGTCTGGATGATACTTCAAACAAGCTTTCCGGTAAATCTTCTTCGCCTCAGTCTTCTCCGCTTTCTCAAGCCAATCCGCTTCTACTTCCAGCAGCTTCGATAGTGGCGCAATCACACTAGAGCGCGTTAAAGCAGGAGCGGCTACAGTAGTGTAGTTGTAGAAGAACTTCGTGGGATCAATCTTCTTGCGCTGTGGCTTAATGCCGCCACTTGCTATCTGTGCAGAGAGGTCTTCTACCTCTTCGTACACGATACTAGCCAGCGCGGGAGAGGCTTTTAGGAGTGTGATTAAATTATTCCCACTGGAGCCGAGAAATGTCCACACTTTCGTGGTAGAATTAAATGATCTATTCGCGGTGTGAATGGACTTGTAAAAACGGAGTAGCACTTCGTGCATAGGAGAATCAGACGAGCGCCAGTTAATCCCAATTCCATTCTTATTAGACGAGTGTATCACATCCGTCGCAAGTACACTGCCATCGGCAGCCTTGTGATTCTCATAAAAGAGATACATCTGCGTATTCCTCCTGCACCGTCGGTGCCTGCTAAGGAATGCACTAAAACGTGCTATTCAATTGTAAAAGCAGTGGGGCAGCCTGCTCCTAGCACTACCCCACTTGTAGGTAAGGGCGCGTTCCTACTAAGCTTCGACTTCTTCCTGCTCTCCAACTTCGGTAGTAAAGCGCGAAGCCGCCTGTGCAAGCAGAGCCTGAATTCCAGCCGCATCGAGTCCAGAATTCTTGAGCAAACGCTCCAGCTTCTGAATATCCGAGAGCGACCTCTTAGACGGAGGCTCGTTGATTGCTTCACGGAGGTCGATTTCAGTATCATTGTACTTCGGAGTGATACCGTCCTCTTCCAGTTCCACCATGAGAGCATTTGCCTTGGAATTCTGAACATAGTTCAGTCCAGCTTGAACGATGTACATTCTCTGCTCCACATCGGGAACAAGAGCCGCGAAGTCAGCATCATCCTGCACGCTGTAGCGGAGGAAGTCATTCTGATTCAGCTTCAGGTGTCCACTCTCTTCGAGTTTCTTCCATGACGCTTGGTTAGCGGATTCAGCTTTCGCCTTCACCGAATCGACTGTGCCTTCACTCGTAAGCTTGACATAGCCACGATACGTAACCTTCTCTGTTGAAAGTGCCATATTTTTCCTTTCTGCTCCTCCGGGCTATGCCCGGTTCATTTCTCCTTTGAAGGAGAGTTAGAATACGCAGCATCTAAGCTGCATGTACTCTGTAGGGGAGCGAATGAGAGAGAAGGAGAAATACACCTCTTATACTGAACAAGGACGCACAGTGTCGAAGGTGTAAAAGAAAACTCCCACATTCAAGCTCCCCTACAGAATACACCCTCTCGAAGAGGCTATACTCTGTTGCTGTATCAGGCAATTTCTCCTGATACAAGCTCCTTGTGAATCTGTTCTGGGGTTTTTCCGTTGATTGTGTGAATGTGCTCATGGATCATATCCAGTGCATCAAGTACATCCGCGAGAAATCCTAGAGCAACGCTCCCGTCTGGTGCGAAGAAGTACGCATTATCGTCCACACTGCCTACAGAAATGTGCAGAGTTATAGCTACGTTCTTCTCGATAGGGAAAGTAACTGCCTGTGATGCCATCCTGCTCCATCCTTATATATAGGATGCGCCCATCCGGGGCGGGTTGTCAAGCCCTAAATGCGTGAAAAACGGCGGTTTAGCCGTTAATTCATGGGCTGTGAGGGGTCAATTTCCCCGATGTTGAACTCGGGAATGTGAGTGCGAAGCACAGAGTAGAAGGATTCGATGCAAGCACAATCGCGCTTCATCCACTCTTTCACTTCTGCCTCTGTCTTATTCGTGCAGGCAATAATTTGGATGTAGCGTAGCGCCTGATGTGTTCCGAGAAGGAACGAGGCTATATTCTGAAACGCTTCAGCCATTTTGTCGCGTGAAGTACATGTGGAAAGTGGTTCTCCGGTGCATGTGTTGTCGAATTCATGTGCTAGAGCTTTTTTAAGCACTGAGAGCGCGAATCCGGTGATAGTGTACATCGCATTGGCTGCAATGAGGCGTGGATTGTCGGCATCAAGTTTTTTAATCAGCTCTGCTGTCTCTTCCACTAGTTCTACAGAAGTAGCAATCCCAGGAAGTACGAGTCCAGCGGGATTAGTTACATCTTCGAGTCTGCTGTGTGCGAGGAACTCAGCGATATGCCGCACACTAGTTTTTCCGTTTGGTTTCATTGAAGTTTCTCCTTTCTTTCAACAGAATAAGTTTGGGATTGGTTGGTATGTTTTCTGGAAAATCATGTTCTGTGTAATCAGATTCGGGAATACTACTTTGAGCCGAGGAAGCTAATCCTGCAAACCTCATTTGTTGAGCTTTGGTTCCTCCAAGGAGCCAGCATATGGCTTTATGGAGAATGTTCTGGCCGTGAAAATGCTTGGCTGATTCTTCCAGCGGAAGATTTGGATAACTTATAGAGTTATACAAATCATTCATTATATAGATTGCTTCGCTAGTATCTTTCCAGGTATTCTCCATTGGATTCTCCTTTCTTTCAGAGCCGTAGCTCTATAGGAAGCGAGGCGCTTTCGCACCATTCCCCGCACAGTGCGCGTCCCAGAGGATTCTCCTTAAAAGAAGTATTTTAGGTGCCGCCGGAGTAAGCGGCTAGACGCTGCGGATAGAACCACGATTGTGTCGCTTCCTATAGAATACGGGAGCACTCCCAAAGATTCCTGTCGTGTATTTCTCCGGGAGTGCTCACAGGCTGCAAGTAGCCTCCCCAGTCTACCGCAGCCGTCCCTCGAACTTTGGTTCCTCCCACACTTCAATGTAGTAGGATTCGGAGGCGTGAAAAGCTGGAGAATACTTCATCTCCTTATCCCAATCGCAGTGCTTCACTTCTCCGACTTCCACCTTGAGGAATGGGTCTAGACTCTCATTCAGGAATTCCACGAATATCCTGACTTCGGGAATAGTCTTCCGAATTTGAATCGCTTTGTTGAGAACAAATTCAGGAATTGGCTGGATGTAATCCTGAATCTCACAAGTTACCCATGTGGGTAAGCTGTAGAACAAATAACGCTCTCCTGCTTGAGGAGAACGCGCATCTTGTAGGAATGCAGCAAATGTCTTCTCCGCTACATCCACTTGATGCTCGTATTGATAACGCTTCACGTCCGTGGAATCCAGAATTTCAATTCCAAGCTCCGCGAGTGCTCTATACAGCGGCGCTGCTTTTGTTCCAATGGTGGCAGAGAGAGACTTGTATCCAAGTACATTCTCCGCCTCTTCTGCTACAATAGCCAGAACTGATTCTGGCTCGACTGTAACAGCAACTTGACGACGAATCTCAGTTTGAAGCATCTGAGTTTCTCCTTCACTGCAACATTTGAGTCTTCGCGCCCATCCAGATAATGAACGCGAGCATTACAACACATGCGAGGAACCAGCCTACTTCACTCCAGTTTATACCACGTGGAGTATAGGAGAGCGCATGTGTGTGAGGATAATCCGTGTGTGGAAGCTCCGCGCTACGCGCAGCGTGCTTCTCTAACAGTAGACGTACCGCTTGGTTACGTCCGAGGAATGGTTCTTTCACTTCAACCTCCTCCATGTCATGCGTCCAATCCACAGAATGAACACACACGCGAGTACGACGGCTGCAAGCTCCTGCCGTGTGAGTGGATCTACTTGCAGCCATGCACCGTGAAAGTTAATGAGTACTTGCTTCATTGGGATTCTCCTTTTTTCCTCTTCACACTTTCGAACTATAGATAAAATTATCTAATACTTCTCGTAGTAAACGAACATCAGCCAGATTTTTAGTAATAAAACGCATTGAACCTTTACTTGTTCTTATGGTAATGGAGAGGTGTGCCACATCAGGAGCATTTTCTCCCTGTTCATTAGTCGCTATGTACCTAAACTCACAAGTTTTATCAACTTCTACACAATTCAGCACGGGAGTTCTCCTTTACACGCTGTTTGAAACATGAGTTCTTATATCGTCGGCGCTGTTGGCGCTTTTTCAAGCTAACCAGACATAACCCTGTTTAGGTACTGTTCCAACTTTTTCATCAGGTTTAATGTCTTCAGCGCGAATCACAAGCACACTCTCATTCGCATTCGCTGTGTATTGTTCAAGAGTCTGATAGCGCATATTTCCGAATGTACTGGAACGCGCATGCTCGACATACTCAGAATTAACCCAATCGCAACCACGTTCAAATCCTGTTGCTTGCTCAAGTGTTGTTTCCTCTGAGATAGAGTAATCCTTACCGCAGCAAGAACAGGACACACGATTTGGGTTATGTCCGAAGCGATTGTAGAAGATTACTATTGCCTCTTTTTCTGGCGCTTCGATGTAGGCGTAAGCAAACTTCTCTTTTCGCCTTCCGCCACTATACATGTCCATAAATCTTGTCCACATTGAGTTCTCCTTTCTTAATTCTCAAACGGTACTTCCATATCCTCCGTACCTTCTAGCTCCTTCGGAGCAGCCGCTCCGCTGTTGTCATGCTTCAGAGCTGCTTCAATAGCTTCTTTCATTTGAGGATTCTTCATTAAATCCTCCAAATCCTTCTGTCTCTGTGCTTCACGTGCAATCTCCTTCGGAGTAGCAATCTGTGAAGCCATAGCTTCGAGAGACATTCCCTCTAGCTCCTCTACCTGTGCAGACAGCGGCTCTCCCCATGCCTTCCGCCGCCAATCAGCGATAGCCTTATGATATTCCCTGCACTCCTGCGAGTACTTATCCTTCGCAATTAAGTACGCTATACGCTGTGCTGTAGTAGGATTTGAGAGTCCTCTATACGCACGTAGAATGTGCTGAAACGCGCTTGAAGCACTGGCATACCTCTTCTTCAGTGCTCCGAATTCCTGCCGCATCTTTAGGGTTAATTTAGCCTGTATCATTCCTCAAGTATCCCCCTTCGGGGCTGTGTTGTCAAGTGTAATCGGACGGTGGCAGTCAGGTCATATGACTCAAAACACATGACTTAGGCGCTGCCCTCCCCTGTCATCCCATCACACACATGCCCCATGTGGGGCGTTTTTCCGCTCCCGCCGCGCTCCGCACTCTCGTAGTATGTGAAAGAGTGAGAGTGGCATGTTGCGCTGCTGTAACTGAAGTTTTTTACTTATATGTTATTATTATTTTATTTTTTTTTTTTTCTATAAGGGAAAAATACGTAAATTCATATTTCGCGCACTTGGCATTCCACCCCACATGGGCCACATATGCGAACTCATGACAGGGGGCACCACCTCCTAACTCCCATGTAATGAGCGAGAGAGACTGACAGCCCCCATCGCTCTACGCGCATATTCCTTACGTGAGAGGAGAGAGAGAGAGATTCTCCACACTCCCCTGACGTAAGGAATAGGACTCCTCTCGGAGTCCCACTCCCTACAGGGATCGGATTCTTTACTTCCGCATCCACTGTTTCTCGGTCACTCCCAAGTGCTTGTACAGCACTTCGAGTTTCGCTTCCGCGATGGCAGTAACCATGTTTTTCTTGACGGCATCTCGAACCTTGATGCCGCACTCAGGTCGTGCACTCAACGGCAGTTCATTGTATGCCATTGCAATCATGTCCAATGCAGCCTTGGACTGTGTGCCGCCGATGGAATCAACCAATCCGATAATCTTGACGGCTGTCTTGTACACCTGCTTGGCAAGGATACGGCTGTCAGCCTCATCCTGCAACCACACGAGAAATATCGCTTCGCTGTCAGAGATGCCGTACTCAGTTTGAACGTTGGACAACTCGACAGTGTGAGACTCGCGCCACTGCTTGGGAAATTTGCCGAGTAGTTCGGTCAACTGCTCTAGCGTCAATGCTGCGAATGGGTTGAACGGCGCAGGCTTAACTTCAGTCTGCTCACTAGAGGCGGGCGCCTCTACTATTGATACGTCCGGGGTGTTCTTTGACTTTTCCACGATTTGTTCTCCTGTTTCTGATTCAGACCTTGGGATACCGAATGGTACGTAGGATGCGGCGCTTTCACTTCCGTGACTTGTGTTTTACGCTGCACTCTAGCTACAGGTGCCGTATAGCTATTGCTCGGCATCCTAACGATAACGAATGGAGTAGACGGCACTAGCGGAGGATATGCCATATACGGCACCAGACTCGGATGGCTCAAGTGCCAGTCGTACACCATCCACTCTGCGAGCCACTGGTGACTAGTCCAGTCGGATTGTATGCCGCTAGACTGACATCCAATCTGGCTGTTGTCCGGCTGATACTCAATCTTCTCTAGCGGGTCTGGCCGGTATGCTGCTACCTTTGGGCCACGCACCCGCTGCGTGTATCGTGTGATCGGCGTTCCGTCTCGCTTCGCCATGAATTCAGCGAGGAGAGCATTCGCCTGCTCCGTGGATACTGGCATAACTGGTAATCCTCCGTAGACCGTACTGCGTCCAAGATGATTATCTCATACCTGTCAAGTCGTTACTACTTAGTATACAATACCCCGGTAGGGTATCTCGTACTCATGTACTCACGTACTCATGTGAGTAGGTACTCCTATGAGTATGGAGGGTCCGCCTCAAAAAATCGCTCGACTGCTTCAAGGAGGGGGGCATTCCCACTAAATTTTTTAGGAATTTTCAATTCACCTAGTTATAGATAGAAGCATTTATAACCTCGAAAATAGTTATAGCACCGAAGGGGCGGCGGCGGCTCCGCGCAGCGGGATGTATACGGCGGCGCACAGGCAATTTTGGCGCGAAAAATAGTACGAAAGGGCTTGACGGCGGCTCCCGCCGAGGTTCATACTTCTTAACAAGCATGAGTGTATCCACTTCAGAGCGCACGTTTTACAAGACGGCGGAGCCTCAAGCATCCACGGCGCGGGACGCGCAAGGCGAAGCTTCTCCGTTGCGGCGTGCGCTCTCTTCTTTCCTCGCACAGTATAAGGATACGCTCTTTCAGCAGCGGCCTGCCAAGGCCGACTATCCAGGGGCTGTTGCCCCCGCCACTTCCACCGAAGGTGGAATAGCTATTCCTATGAGAGAGGACCTATAAGATGGCGGCTTCTTCTGCGACGCAAACTCTTCACTACGGCGGCTCGCTGCTGCGCTCGAAGAATGGGGCTTTCAGGCTCTCTTCGATGCCGGGGAAGGGAGCGTCCTTCAAGAAATCGAAGCGGCTAGAACTCATTGTACGCATGGAGAATGCAGGATTGCCTGAGAGAGCAATCGCTTCCATGCTTACAATCAGTGTTCCGCGACTCCGTTACATTAAAAAGAGTCCTGCTTACCTTTCCACTCGGATGCAAATTACTCACGGTATTATTCTAGATGCTGATGCGCAGCTCGCTACTATTCGAGAGCAGCGTAAAGAGATTCTCTCGCAGATGCTTCCACCGGCGCTCCAAGCACTTGGGAACGTGCTTATGAGTCAGCCCCAAGGACTCGCAGATAGGAAACTTCAAGTAGCCGTCGCTCAAGACCTCCTTGACCGTGAAGGAACTTATCCAAAGGTTTCTCGCACCGAAGTCAAGCCCGTCAGCTTCTTCGATTTTGAAACTTCTGACAGAGAAGCCCACAGTGTGCTTCAAGCACTCAAAGAAGCCTCATCCGGCGGCTCAAGTGTAGAGAGTGCTGCTTCCGATGCGAATGTAGTCTTCGCTAACAGTCACACACTCAGTGCCATCGACCAGGAAGCAGCTCTTGCGGAGCTTGAAGCCACTCCCTTATCGAAAGATGCACTCCTAGAACTTGAGCCTGCTTCCGAGAAGGAGCAGTAATGCTTCTCTCTCAAAAGCTCCGCCTAAGATGGCTGTGGATGTTGTGGGAACTTGGAATTTTAGATAGCGGCGATGATGCCTGGCCGCCTGCCGAGGTAGAACAACAGTGATCCTAGAAGAACGTCAAGTACGAGATGCCTTAAACGCAATTGACGTTCTCCAAATAGGCTCTCTTGGCGAAACTTACGTTCCTAGAAGCACAATCCTTAACTACCAACTGATTGACGTAGCCGTACTTAGTGGTACGGCTAAGAAACTTGCCTATAGAATGAACTCCCTGATGGACCTTTACTGGTTCTCGGTTGTAGTTCTGGGTAAGAATAAGCTCTCACGAAATCCGAATCCCGCTAAAAACTTACATCGGCAGATGTGCCTGACAGTCATGAAAGATGGACTGAAGGAAGGGATTGAGATTCCTCGTGACCACTATAAGTCAACTATCTATAGCGAGTGTGCTCCTATCTGGTGGGCGCTTCCCTTCGGACACAGAGAGGAAGACTACTTCTCCAACATCGGCTACTCTGACCTGTACATTAAATGGTTGAAACGAGCGCATTCTCAGGACGTGAGAATCTTGCTAGTAAGTGAGACGATCAAAAATGCCCTCAAGCTCGGAACCAGAATTTCAAATCATTATGAGAATAACTCACTCTTTCGGGAGCTTTTCTTCGATATACTTCCGACCGAGAAAGAGACGTGGACAGCCGACTCACTTCATCAACGGCGTACACCGGCTGGACGGGGGCAAGGTGAAGGAACATTCGATTTTATCGGAGTCGGTGCCGCACTTCAGAGTCGTCACTATAATAAATGTGTAGAAGACGATCTCGTAGGGCGAGAAGCGAGGAAGAGTGCTATAGTTATGCAGGATACTATAGACTATCACCAGATTCTCGTCGGCGCGACGGATAGTGATCCGGAAAATCCTGGGAGAGATTTTGATGAGATGGTGGTTGGAAATAGGTGGAGTCTTGATGACCTTAATTCACACATCCGCAAAGAAGAACCCTACTTCTCATGGACAACGCACAGTGCCCTTGGTGGATGCTGCTCTCTCCATCCCTTTGGCGAGCCTATATTCCCAGAAGCCTTCACAAAAGAGAAGCTCCTTAGATGGAAGCGGCGTCTGGGTACGTATCATTTCTCCTGCCAATTTCTCAACTATCCTCTTGATCCCTCCAAGAGTAAGTTCAACCTCGCTGACTTACGGTACTACCATCTGGAGAAGGACTACTCAGCCCTGGCTATCCCGAAGGAGCCCAAGTTTACAAGACTACATACGGTATCCGTACCTCAGAACTATAGAATCTGCCTCCGTCATCATGTCGCGGAGGGGGATATAGAGCCGGATGTTTATCCACGGAACCTTGAACGATATATGATGGTGGACCCGAATCATGGCGGACAACATAATACTGGAGAGCCAGGTAAGGGAGGCCGTTGTCGTCATGCTATCGCTGTTACTGGCGTTAGCCGTGATCCTAGGAGAGTGTATCTTCTAGAACCTTGGGCTGAAGCGTGCTCGATTGATAAGTTTGTAGCAAAAATCTTCACACTCGCTGTAAAGTGGAAGATTCGGAAGGTACATGTAGAGGCGGTGGCAGCACAGAAGTTCTTGCTCTATCACTTGAACTACTTTGTAGAACAACACAAGCATGAGCGTCCTGAGATTTCTGGAATTGTTTTTGAACCCTTGAAGACTCCGCAGACGGCAGGAGCGAAAGAAGAAAGAATTGATAATTTCATTCCTCTTGTGGAGCGTCATGAACTCTGGCTTGATGTTGATAATTCTGCTGTTTTCAAAGAAGAAGCAGAAGCCTATGGACAGAAGAAGTATCTCATTGATCTTCTGGATATTCTGTCTTACGGGCCTGCTTATTGGAATTTTGATTTACGCGACCAAGCTTTCGTAGAAGAGATTCTCAGGAAGCAACGTCAGGCGTATGCTAGACGGATAGCTTCTGTTGCGTGAGGAAAGAATGCCGGAGACAGAGACACAGGTGAAGATTCAAACATCCACGTTGTATGAAGTGCTTTCCGAGCTTGTTAAAGGGACTTGGAAGCTACTTGTGATTTCAGGAACTATCATTTATATGGTAGCGGCGTGGAAAACGGGTCAGGAAGAACACTTCAAGAAGATCGACGATCAGATGCAGCTCTTTCAGAAGCAGCAGGATCGGGAAGATCAGAAGATTGACTGGATTATCCAGCAGTTTGACGGAATTGACACAACACATACTCGTGGAGCAGTGAAATGAATTCTCTTCCACAACCGCTTTGGGCTATTCTTCTTGCACTTCAAGGGACTGGACTAGCTGTTGTATGTCTCTTTACCCATGATGTGAAGGAGAATATCATTCTGGGTGTCTTGGCTATTGCGAGCAATTTAGTTAGTGGCGCACTTGGAGCTTTTGCTGGACATGCAGCAGCGAAGAGTGAGCTGAAAGATCAAACCACAAACCCTTCATAAAGGAGCATGGATCAATGAGTACACCACCGCTTACTCCACCTCCGGCACCTCAGCCGGGACCGATTCCACCTACTGTGACGCCGAAGGCTCCAGTCTCAGGCTTTAAGTCTTTTCTCAAAGGCTTCGGACAGAAAGCACTTGATGTTCTGAAGTGGATTGGCTCTCCACAGAATCAAAGAATTATTACAACTGGTGAGATTCTTGCAGAAACCGCGGCGACAGCTATTAATCCTGCTTTAGCAGGAATTAGCCCAATCATCAATGCTTGGACGCAGGAGATTTTCAAGGCTGAAGCACTTGGAGCTAGTGCGGTGGCTGGAGCAGAAACAAATACAGCTAAGAGTGCGGCTGTGCTTACAAGTGTGACTCCGCAAGTTCTTGCGTGGGCTGCACAGAATAAGCTCCCAGCTCCTACAGACGCCAAGCTCCAGCAAGCAAATGATGCTCTTGTAGCATTCTTGAACGCTTTTGACAGTAACGAACCTGCAACACCTACTTCGTAGTAAGTAGAAAGTAAAAAGATGCCATATCAACCTCCTATTCTCGTGACGAAAGAAAACTTCGGTGATAGTGACTATGACGATCTCTGTGAGTTTATAAAAGAGAAAGTCAAGCACTTAGACCGGAGACTTCAATCTTTCCGTACAGACAAGCTCCCAGAGATGGTACGTCTGTATAAGGGAAAGCCGAAGAATAAGGAGGTTGAATGGCCGTGGCCTGGAGCAGCAAACTTAGTTATACAGCTTATAGGTACTTTCAGCGACGAGCTTCTTTCACGCATAGTCGGCGGTATCTATATGTACGATCCACTCTGGACCGTTGTGCTTTTTGGAGACACACCCGATGGAGAAGGAGACGAGCTTAAGCAGATCACAGAACGTTTCCTAATGGATGAGGCATATGATCCAGAGAGACTTGATCTCTACAGAGCGGAGCAAGGGGCATTTCATTCGGCTTGCAAATATGGAACTGGGGGTATTTATACACCATGGGAGTATCAGAAAGAGGTTGAGTACGTCTACACTGGAGGGGGAGAAGATGGAGCTTCCTTCCCAAAAGGAGAAGAGAAGGAAGTTGTACGTAGAGATTGTCCTCATCCTGAACTCTTGCCGCTGAATAGGTTCGGATTTGAGCCGAATGTAGCGAAGCTCGCGAATATGAAGTTCTTCTATATTATAGATTCGATGGACTATTGGGATGTGAAGAATCTGCGGGGACGCTCCCCTTACTACAAGGAAGAAGACATTAACGCTCTCTTAGAATTCCCTGATGCTATTCAAGAGACTGAGATGGAGCGTGAAGTTAATGAGCAGTTTCAACTCAGTTCCTCTGGTACAGATACCGCAGCAGCTAGGTGGTACATCTATAACTGCTTTCTTAAGTATGAAAAAGGCAAAAAGACTTATGTGTTGACGGCTCGTTATCATAAGAAGTCTGACAAAGTGCTATGGGTAGCTTACAATAACTATCCCAAGAATCTACATCCTGTAGAGGATGTTAAACTTGCTTATGATGACGAGTCGTACCTTGGAACTGGGTATGTAGATATGCTTCATGCGTATCAGAAAGAACTCTCGAATAATTCTAACTGGCGCACGAATAATAGAAATTATAATATGATGGGAGTATGGCGCATCTCGCCGGAATCTAAGCTCTCTAGTGTGTTGGACTTTTATCCTGGTGTGGCGGTTCCTGCTAAGAAGGATGAATTAGAACTACTAAAGCCCGGAGCAGATACAGGATACTCCAATGAACCGGATATGTTTATCATGTCCGCCGCTAAAGAGCGTGCAGGTGTTGATCCCGCAATCGGTGGGACAGGTGGAGGGATTGTTAATCCCAAGAGAGGAATTTATTCCGCGGCAGGTACTAGCATGGTCCTCGCACAGCAGAATAATCGGAACAACTTACGTATGGGCGATATGCGACTTGCGCATGTGCGCCTTGGTATAAAGCTCCTTGATATGTACGCCAACTTCGGGATTGGAGATAGAGTTAAGAAGTATCAGGAAGATGCTGTAAAACTGAAGAAGGCTCTGGATTCTTACAGAGATGGGACTTTAGGACTACAGCTTCGTCCTACTTCGGCCTCACTTAATAAAGAGCTTGATCGGCAGAATAACATTCTCCTCACGGATAGGCTTGATCGCTTTTATCAAGTGCAGGCACAGATGATTGAAGCTATGATGAATCCGCAGATACCTCAGGATTTGAAGGAGTATTACGCACAGGCTCTTGTAGCCTCGCGGCTGCTCATGCAGGATTTACTTCGTAACTTCAATAAGGACAATACCAGCGCACTTTTACCACAAATAAAGCAGTTAACACAAGGAGCAGGAGGAGCAGGAAATGGCGCAGTTCAACAAGGTGGAGGATTTGCTCAAGTACCGCAAGTCCCTAGAGGTGCTGTATCAGGAGGAGGAGTTCCAACCCTTTCTCAAAATCCTATATAGCATGAAGGATGAGGCGGAAATTAACCTTCGGATGGTACAACTCGATGCACTTAAACCAGAGGAACGGGATATTAAGGTAACGAGACTTATCACGTCCCTCAATACGATTGATCGGATTATCAATTTTCCAGCGTGGTTGAAGGAAATTGAGGATCAGATCGAGAAGGCTAAACTACATGCTCAAGCCGCTGCTGCAATGCAGGAAGGAGGTAGCCTATAATGCCGCTAATGCCGTGGCAGAAAAAAGCTAAAGATGATGGGACGGAGCAACTTGAGGTTACTCTTCCTGATGAGACACAGAAGAAGTTGGATAAGGCTCTTTCTGTGGGTGAGGAACTTGAGGGGATTAAGACTCAGCTCTCTGGACTCTCGAAGGTTACGGAGTTTATTGAAGCCTTTAAGGAGAAGGATGAAGCTGAAAAGCGGAAGGCGGCTGCTGAGAGTCATAAGAAGCAGCAGGAGTCTGAGGATGCTGAACTCTCTGAGTTGATTCTCACTGATCCTAAAGCAGCTATTGCTAAAGCCACTGGTCCACAAGCTCAGGCGATTATGCTTCTACATGCCTCCAATATCAAGAGGGATGTTTTTGACAATGCGGAGAAGTTTCCATACTATTCAGGTGATATTAAGTCCGAAGTGGATAAACTTCTCGCAATGCAGACGATTCAGAGTCAGACTGATCCCTCTGTCGTGGAGAACTGTTACTACACAGTTCTCGGAAAACACCAGAAAGAGCTTGCGGAAGGTAAGTTGAAGCAGCGTTTTGCTTCTCCTTCTGGGAATTCGGGCACCAAGGGTGGAGACTTGGATTCAAAGGGAGAGGGAAGCAAGCCGAAAGTGGATATTACGGACGATATTCGCAGAGCGGCTAGATTTGCAGGTGTGACTCCTGAAGTTTATGCTGACATGCTTGTAGATTCGGGGGTGCCAATTGTCTAACATACCTACAAATTCGCCCAAACCGACTCCAGAGCAGCAAAGTGCTGCTACTCAGAAGGCAATTGATACGAAGCGGGATGAAGTGGCTTCCTCAATTGCGGCTCAAGCTGTGGCAACTGGTATTTCTGCCGCGGACCTTGAGAAAACCATTGAAAAGATTCTAGACGAGCGCAAAACAGCCGCCGTCGAGAAGCTTCAACCCAAAGAGCCTGATTACAAAACCCTCAACGAAGAGGACATTTACTCCTCTGATGTATACATTCCTGTAATCGAGCACGATATTCCTGATTACATGAACATGAAACTACGTGATCAGGAGTACGTAGCAGTGTGGGCGAATCGAGATCAACGGAGGCTGGGTACTCTTCTGGCCGAAGGATATGAATTTCTTCGGCCAGAACATGTGCATCCTGACTTCAAGATTCTACTCAAATTTAGTAGCGAGAATCTTTATGAATACGCTGATGTAGTCTGTCTCCGTGTCCATAAGCGTATTCGCTTTGCAAAACTTCGTAGGATACAGCAAGCCTCTGAGAATCAGCTACGTCCTGCTGCTGCTCAGGAGAATGCAAAAGCAAAACTCATGGAATCCTTGATTCTAGGTGATCCTGCTCTCGATGCAGCTTTCGCTAGCGGGGCTTCTAGTTTCTACTCACCAAAACCATAAACCGAAAGGAATAGAAGATGGCGGGAGCTAATCTTTCGACACACACCCCTATCATTCAGGTTCAGAACAAAGCTAATACGACTCCGTTTAGCAATGCTCTTCCTGAAGCTGCGGGGCAGACCTTTCTTTCCGGCTCGCCTGTACAATTGAACGGTTCTGGATATGTGCAGCAGTGGGACGGTACAACTGTTTCCGCTGGAATTCTTGGCGTGTCCGAGAGTTTCGGCCTGAACCTCGGCTCTGCGGGTGCTGGTGCTCCAACGCCACCGTGGGGCGGAATCACTGGAAGTGGTGCTATCCAGGCTTACGGTTCTGTTCCGAATGAACCTTCGGCTGTGAATGTTGCTCTAGGCACTCCGGTTTCTGATGGACGTACGCTCTATATGGAACCGAACTTGGACAACATTTTCCAAGCACTTTTTGACAACTCAAACGGTTCAGTAGCCGCGGACTGGACTCCTACGATTGCAGATGTGGGAGTGAAGTACGGTCTTACGAAAGACTCCAATGGTTACTGGTATGTGGACAAGAATAAGACAGGCGGTAATGCTGTACTCCAAATTGTGGGTCTTGATCCACTCTTTGGTTCTCAGCTCAATGCTCCTGTTCTTTTTGTCTTCCTCACCGCAGCAGTGCAGGTAGCTTAACTTAGGGTAGTAAAACTCGGTTAAACTTCAACTAGGAGTTTGTACAGATGCCACAGGTAAGGGCGAAATTCCCACAACTGATGCAGCCGGGGCTGAAGAAGATTTACTTCGATGCTCTGGATAATGCTCTGAAGGCGTCTGACTATCCTAAGGTCTTCAATGAAGAAACTTCGGACAGTCAGTACGAACAAGAGCTTGAGATGGCCGGAATCTCAGCACTTCGTGAAAAGCCGGAAGATGCTTCTACCTTCTATACAGAAATGAAGCAAGGTGGAACAAAGCGGTTCATCCACTTGACATACTCACTCGGAATCAGAACCTCGAGAGAGTTGTATGAGGATGATAAGTATGGCTTGACTGGAAAGAAAGGACCGCAACTTCTGGCTAGGAGTGCTGCCTTCACACAGGAAATGGTCGCGTGGAATGTCTTTAATCAAGGCTTCACGTCGTCAGTTACTACTGTGGACGGCTTGTCACTATTCAACAACCAACATCCACTTCTCGGTGGGCCTCAAGCAACTCAGATTGCTCCAGGAGTTGCAGGAGTAATTAGCGCGGCTGGAACTTATCCCAATCGTCCTTCTACGGATGTAGATTTGAGTGTAGCTGCACTTCAGCTTGCTACGAATCATGCAGCCCGTATGATTGACAATATGGGATTCCCAATCCGGCTTCGTTGGCACTATCTCATTACTCCTCCTGAACTTCGGTTCCTTGTCCGTGAGATTCTTGGTTCTTCGGGCAAGCCTTATACTTCTGACAACACGATCAATTCGCTGCTGCCGGAAGACTATAAGAACATCGAAGTTCCGTGGCTCAATTCTCCTTCAGCGTTCTTTCTCGCGGCTGAGAAATCAGATCACGCGGCTCGTGTGTATCACAGAGAGCGTCCTTCTACAGACTTTGACGATGACTTCGATACGGATGCGATTAAGCAGAAGACTCGTCTCAGAATGTCGGCTGGCGCTACTCGGTGGCAGGGGCTTTGGGGAACGCAGGGTCCGTAGAAGCTCGAAAAAGCTTCTAGCGGGCAGTAAGGGGGACGTGGCGCCTGCTCCCCACTCCCCTTTACTTCTAGGAGGACGAAGTGGAAACTGGACTTCGACATACATGGCTTACAGGACCGTGGACGTATTGTATGCGGTGCGATAAGAAAGTAAAGATTGCGGCGTGTACATGGCAGCGCGGACTTCTTCTAGGTCCAGAGTGTGTAGACGTAAAGCTCCTCGGAGATAGGGAACCAAAGATAGCAGAAGTGCTAGGCGATGGTAAAGAGGAACTTGTACCAGTTGAGAAACTTCGGAATCCTGACCATTTTCAAGTTGAAGAAGACTTCTTGATATAGGGAGAATTCGATGGGTCAGACTGATGGACAGTGGACAATGGATACTGCTATCACCGATATGGAAGTTTTTGTTGGTGCTACAGAATTCAAAGATCAGGCTGCACTAGGAACACTGGCGTCGGCGGGTGAGGGGCTTCTTACTCTCAATCTGTCTACAACTCAGGCAGGAAACTTCTTTGCTAACATTACTGCTGCTCTTAAGAGGACTGGAGTTTATGCCACTCCGAATTTGACTCAACAGCAATTTGGTACAGCAGGTTCTGTCCCTGGGCCTTCAAGTGTTGCTGGTACAAGTGATCCAGAGGCTATTCGTGGTTATCCTCCTTACACGGGGGCTAATACACCTACCCTCTATGGACCGAGAACTGGTCCAGTGCCGAAAGGAATACAGATTAACAGTGTGGATGTACTCTATGCTGTTAATACTGTGAATGCTTCTCTCGCGCAGATTGGACTTACAAACACGAACTTTGTGGATAACGTGGCTCCGAATGTGGCTAACTTGATTACGCTTGGAGCAAACGGCCTGCCTACAGCATTTCGTGCGAATATGTACCGCACGAACGTAGCTGTGGCTTCACCTGCGATGATTACAACTGTGGATACTGAGACGATTCTCCATGTCAAGCTTACGGCTGGCTCTGGTGGAACTATCAACTTCTACGGGTGTGTGGTCAAAGCATCTTTCAACTTCAATTAAGGAGGGACTAAAAAATGGCCCTTCCGGGTACAAATGATTATACAGGTCGGATTATGCGACTTGTTACTACTGGTACAATTCCTTTCGCGAACTTTAAGATCGAGGGAGGAATTTGGACTGGTGGAACGGCTTCGGACCAATTCTCAATTGTAGATGCTGCTGGACGGCAGTACGATTGGGTTTTTCCTTCTAGTGGGGATGCGGTAGTTATAACCAAACTTGGATGGCTTTCAGGTCCGGTTACGATTACTTCACTACCTCATGGAGAAGTTCACCTGTATCACGGCACTAGGTAGTTCTTGGAAGCATTCGATGGGGAAGATTAAAACATCTAAACTCGATAATGGAATGGTTGGACTTGAGATATACTATGGAGGTCTTGACGCTCCTTTCGGGGGAATTGAAGCGTCAAAGGCTGATAGGTATATCGAGCCAAACTGTTTCACGAATGCTTCCAACTTTTTACTTGCGGGTGGAGAACTTTGTGTTTGCTCTCTCTTTGCGGCTCCTATGCCCTCGAATGGGCTTACATATCCTTATTCAGTGCCTCCGGCTGGAACTTCTGATCCTGTAAAGCTACTGGGAGTAGGTAAACTTCCATGTGAAGGCTTGGTGAAGAATTGGGCACTTTATGTAGGAACGGCCGTAGATACGAATAATCTATGGCATTATAGACTCATTCTGTGGCAGGTTGAAGCTGGAACGATTACTTCGACTGAGAGTTATGATTTCTTGCTGCCAGCGCAGATTGTCTATTCTCCAAAGAAGAATGCTCAGGCTACAGTTACTTTCGCCTACAATAAGAATTTAGTAGCTTGGCAGACTACTCCAGCTTATGCGATTCTTCCCGGTCCTGCTACTCCGGCTACAATGGACGGGAATTTTTACGACTTCTTTACAGCCTTTGCTTCAGTCGGCGGGACTCCAACAGGAGGAACTCCTTATAGCACTTCACTAGATTTTGGACCTCCGTACACGCTTTTTACAGCCTCTCCTGTAGTTCCAACACCTGCAACAGCCGCCGCAGCAGTAGCAGCTTATATCAATGCTGCCATAGGATTACCTTTTACAGCGGCAGTAAGTATAGGTGATCCAGCACAGATTATTTTGACGGCTGCAACTCCGGGTGGAGGTTATGCCTCAGTAGATGGTGCTGCGGGTAATGCACTGACAGTTTCTATTCCTTCTATCATTGAGGAATTTGGCTACTATCCACTTGGAGGAGGGAGTTTTATAATTGAAGCTTCTCCTGCTTATGGAGGATTGAATCCTTCTCCTTTTGGTTCGCCTTCATTTACAATCACAGTTTCACCCTTCTCAGGTGGAGCAGATGCGGGGGAGATTCTTTATAGCGCACTCCCAATTGATGAACTCACGTATGAGACAGTAGGAGATAATCTCTACTTCGGCGGCTGGCCTGCTGGATACATGCTCAACTTTAACAATAGCACGAAGCAGTTTAACATCCTGACTTCATATCAAGGTGAGCGCGTAATTAAGAAATTCGCGGACCATTTGATCGGAGTTGGACTGATTAACAGTGCTGACCAGTTTGAGACAGAAGGCTGGTTGTGGTTCAACTGGAGTGCCCCTAGTAACTTCGCACAGTGGAATGATCTTGACTCTAGCGGGAATGTGACTGGAGCTGGAGGAGAGCAGCTTGCGGATGTGAGTGATTCACTTACAGGCTTGATTGTGAGTAATTCAGTGGCATTCATTCTGAGAGCAGAAGGACTCTCATATGCTACGGCACTTCAAGGAAGCTCGATTCCGTTTGATATAAACCATGTCTCTTTGGCGCGAGATGCTCAGGGTTGTGCGAGTACAAGTTTGTGGACACAGTTTGATCAGCTTGGGTTCTATGTAGGAACTTCAAATATCTTCATGCTCAGTCAGGGTCCACAGGCGGTGGGGAATAAAGTAGTGGGGGCACTCTTTCCGGCGCTTGCTACAGTCTCGGCGGCTATTTTCGCTGATTCTGCTTACGGGCCGGTGAATGTTGAGGCTTTGACTATTTTCATCAATAATCTTCCGATTACGTATTTCACTGTGAACATCGCAGGAATGCTATATGTCTACAGTCCATCGGATGATACATGGATGAAGTTAGACTTCTCCTCAGTCTATCCAGCTTCCACTCCACCTCCTGGACCAGTTACTTATACGTGGAGTCTGATTAAGGCTCTTAGTCTTCCGATAGATTCTACGATTGGATATGATGGTTCTTATAGGGCTAAGGGTGGCTTCATATATGCCCAGTCTCATGTGCCTGGAGTGGGGCATAATGTAAACTGGAACCTTCCCTTTTTGGCACAGGTTCTGCCTAAACTTCCGAACTCATTCTTTAGTACATTGAATGCTTACGTGCATTTTTCTCCTGAAGAAATTGAGTTCGGGAAGGATGTTGTAATTGACGCAATCTATGTGTATCTGGCGGGTATTCCCGGTACACAGATTGATTTTGCGGTTTCAGGAGTACCTTTCAACTCACTTACTCTTGGAGTCGGAGCTTCTCCTGATACCTTAGTGGAGTATCAAGTCTACAAGAGTGACGGACAAGCAATGACAGTGAAAGCTCCGCAACTTCAAATCACAGTACCGAATCAGGCAGACTCTTACGTTCCTCCTGCTCCGTATCCGGCGTATTCTAGGCCACATCTTAGGATTGCCAAAGTCGCTATGTTTGGAAGCTATGATCCGAACCAGAGGCCAGTGTAATGAGAGTGCTGAATCCACAACACATGCAGGCTGATATTGAGTCAGAGCATCTTCGGTGGCTTCAATCTGTAACGAAGACACTGAATGGAAGTGTGGATATGGGTGCTCCTACTTCAAAGAATGCGGCGGGAGTGTACAATGAGTTCGAGCAGGGAAATTCTTCAGGAGTGCTTATTCGTATAGGTGCGCATGGAACTACAGAACAGAAGTATACATGGGGTGCCTCGAATGTAGGTATTCCTGTTAACCATACTCTTCGCCGTCAACCGATAGGGTTTAAGATCGTGGATAAAGACAAGAGTGTGGATGTGTACAGAACTGCGGTTCCTGACACGAACATTATAACTGTGGCTCCAACTGATAATACAGCGAATGTTACGCTGTATATCTTCTAGGAGTGGGAAATGATTGTATCAGACTTGTATCCTGGGATTCAGAGACTCCTGATGAATCGGCCTATCTCTACGGCTATTATGGCGGAGAATGTACGTAAGAGTATCTTGGAGTTTCAGGAGAATTACAAGTTTCAGGGACTTGAAGTAAGTGGACCGACGGTGGCTTTTACTCCTTTTGTCTCAAATTATAGTCCTAGCTTTTTCTTGAATCCGGGTGATGCTACCTTGGAGCTTGAGAAAGTGGATTCATTTTTCGTGTATAATAATCCTTTCGCACCTGTAACAACCGCTGGACAGACGAATCCGGGCTACAACCTAAAGTACCGCACGATTGATAATATGGAAGTTCTTATAAATATTCCCGGACTTCCTATCTATTGGACGCGGCATGAAGGACAGGTGTGGATTGGCAGTATGCCGGATCAGGCGTATAATGTGTACATGCGCTATCAGAAAGAGCATCCTTTTCCAAATGCTGGAACTGGTAATGCGGGTACTGATCCTATTCTTCTGCCTAGTACTTGGCAGGATATTCTGGAGTATGATGGCGCCAAACGCTGTGCCCAGGAAATCAATCTCTCTACTAAAGTCTCAGAACTTCATGCGCGCTTGTATGGAGATGAGAAATTCCAGAGTACAGATGGTGTAGAGGGTCAACCGGGATTGATCTTTCAACGCACTTCACAGCGTTACAGAGATCAAACCACTTCAACAAAGCGTTTTCGTCCTAGAATGGGGAGTGTGTAACATGGCGATGGTTCCTTATTCAAATCCCGCCGGACAGAATCAGACGAGTCCTTCTGCTGTAGCCGGTGGACCAAAAGCAGTTGGAACTGTACCTGCGCTTCCAGGTTCTTCAGCAGCAGGAACTTCTCCATTTCACATGCTTCCTATGGGTTCGACGGCTACAGGAGAACCGCAGTCAGCTACAGTTCCGCAGAGTCCTGGATCACTATATGACACTTCTACAAGTCCGGGCTATGGTGGACAGTCGAACATTGAGAAACAGCTCATTGATATTTACGGCAAGGGTGTGGGAGGAATGTTAAACTCCCTTCTTGCTGGAATGGGTGGAGCAGATAGTCAGATTTTTCAACAATTTCTCGCTTCGATGCAGCCGCAACTTGCTAAGAGCAAAGCGGATTTTATGCAAACTGAAGGAGCGGCTGGAGTATCAGCGAATTCTACTGTAGCGGCACATGGTCTAGCTGATATTCAGTCACAATTTAATGCGACCGCGGCTGGAGAGAATGCTCAACTCATGGATCAGCAACTTCAAGATACTCTTAATGTCCTGATGGGTGTGAGAGGGGATGCTTCTAAGGAAGTTGCTACTTCAGGAATGGATGTTTTTGCTCACGTAATGCAGAATCTTGCTTCTGTCGGTGGAGATGTATTTAAGGCTGCTGGAGAAGCAGGTGGTTTTGGAGCTTTGTTTTAAGGAGTAGAAAATGACTAATGGACAAGAGCAAGTTCCTGCTGGAGTAGCTGGAGCAACAGCACTCTTTGGTGGACCTGCGGAAGCAGCTAGAGGGCTTGGTGTAACTTCGAGTGGGCCGAAGCCTGTTTCGGGATTTGATCCTAATGAGCTTATCAATGCTCTAATTAAGCCTATCAGTTCTGCTGATGTAACAAGAGCTATGACTCCGGTTCCTTCTGGTCATGCGATGCAGGTGCCGCAGCAATTTACTTCTCCTACAAATGTACGTGGAGCTACTCTTGATGAAAGGCCGGTGGTAGGAGCGGGGAATGCCAAAGGACAGGGGATTGGGAATGCTGTCTCTAGTGTGATTGGAGCTTTGGGGCAGGTAGTACAAGCGAAAGCAGAACAGAAGAAGCGGCAGCTTGCTTCATCGGCTACACGCTTGATTCAAGCGCAGCAGGCAGTAGATGAAGCGCAGCTTGCGCTCAAGAACAATCCTCAAGACAAAGATGCGCAAGAAGCTCTTCAGAAGAATAAGCAAATTCGGGAAGATATTCTTGCGGATGATAAGACTCGGAAGTCTCTTGAAAAGGGTTTCAACATTAGCTTCACCGATCCCACAAAGAATAAGACTCCCGAACATGCTGCTGTCCAACAGGGTATAGCAGATGCGAAGAAAGAAGCTACACAGTCTTATGGCGAACAGTTCGAGAAGCAGATGCCGCAAGTCATGGGGCCGAATATGCAGGCGGTACAGAATCTTCAGTACATGGTAGAGCAGCGAAAGCAGATTACAGATGTACTGAAGACTACACTTCCCGCGGTTGTGAGACAGGATACCGCTAAGGGAGTGGCACTTATTCGGCAGGCTACGGAATTGCAGAAACAGCAGAATCAGCTTATGAATCAGCAGATGCTTCGGAAACAGGCATTTGAGGATCACTTGAGGCTCATGGATGCTGCTCAAGCAAACAGACTCAAAGCTATGAGAATGCAGAGTGATTTGATTCTTGCTAGAGAGCGTCAACGTGACAGGGATGCGGAAGTCAATCCAGATAAACTAATGAAGGCGGCTGACACTTCGGCGCGTACATGGGCTTCGGCTATTGCTCAACAGCAGACTCAGCTTGATGTAGCGCAGGATGCTTTTAACAAAGCGGCTGCTTCTAAAGTTGATCCCAAGACTCTTGCAGGACTCAAAGCTGATGTAGATACAAGAAGAGATGAGCTTCAAGCTGCGAGGGACATGGCTCTGTATTTCAAGAGTTCCTATGCCTTCAAGCTCAATGCTCTAGGCATGTCTGTTCCAAAAGAAGAATCCGAAGAGGATAAAGATGGCGGAGGAGAATCAGACAAGTCAGGTTCCAACTTCCCAGAAACCGATCCCTCAGCTTCCAGTTTATATGACTGGTCAGAACAAGACCAAGATTCCTGGCAGCACATCGGCGGAATCTCCTAAGAAGTCGAACCTCAATCTTTCTCAGCGAGCCTCTGAATATGCCACGGAGGTTGTTAAGGAGCAGCGTCTCAAAACATCCATTCTGAATAGATACAAGAATATAGATTCAATGCAGAAGGCGGAGAAGATTGAAGCCTTGGATGATACTCGTTTGAATCCAAGTCTTATTCAGAATCCGTATGATGCTCTCGCTTTCTCTTATAATCAGTGGGCGAAGATGGGTAAAGGACAGGCGGCTAAACTTACTCCTGAGCAGAAAGAACGTGCCGCTTCACAATTCTATGACAAGCGCCTAAAGCCTATCTACGACGCCTTAGGTTCTACCGCGATGCCTAAAGAGTTGTGGATGAAGAAGGCATATGACGAAGCCTTGAAGTATGAACTCTCAGATTCATACCACTCTTCCTTAGTTCAAACCGCTATTTCAGGTTACTCTGGAGGCATGGCTACTCTTGATAGGGTAGCGGGATTGACAATGGACATGCTCGGAAGTGCTATAAAGCGCACTTCCGATCTACTTATGACTTCGGATCATCCTCAAGCTCCTGCGTATTTTAATACTGTCAGAGCTATGACAGAGGGGGAGAGGGGAGAGAATTTTAGGGAGAGGATTAAGAAGGATGCGGAAAGTATTCCTATCTACGGCTACGTCTCGAAGCATGTTGGGGATTTAGCGCCGAATGACCAGTTCTGGCATGATGTGGTACCTATGCAGGGGTTTACGCAGAAGGCTACCTCTGCTGTAATTGAACAAGCGATGCAGTTACCGCTGTATGTTGGAATTGGAAAGGGAGTTCAAGCACTTGGGTATGCTGGAGGAGGGATTCCTCTAGTCACTAATTTGACCAAGGTGCTTGAGGCTACGCCTATAGGTAGAGCAGTGCTTCCACTCTTGGCTTCGGGAGTAGAAGGTGCTGCGGTAGGAGCTACGCTCACGGGAGAAGGAGAAGATTGGAAGAGGGAAGCATGGCAGAGTGCTCTTGGATTCATGGCGTTTCATACTACCTTCGGAGTGCTTGGACTCGGAGCTAAGGCTGGAGCGCGCCAGATTATGAAACTCTCTGATGCTGTAAAAGGAACTCCTGCGGAAAAGGGGGTGGCGAAGTTTGGAGAAGAGTTGGAACTTGGGAAAGATGGGAAGCATATTCTGAGTCCTTCAGAGAGGAGGGATGCTTTTAAGAAAGTCTTCGCTCAATACACAGCAGCCTCTGGCTTACAGGGAATGCTTGGGATGTTCAAAGAAGCTGTCGCTGTGATGAAGGATGAAGAAGGAATGTCTAAGGAGGCGGTTCAAGCTGCTCGGAGGATAAGGCTTGAAGCTGATCCTGCACATTACAATCCGCTTTATAATGTCACTTCCTACCTTAGCGGACTTGTAGGAGAAGGTAAGATTTCAGAAGTTCCTAAGGACAAAATGAAGCTTCTGGAATTCTACTTCTCGCGGCTGGTGAATGAAAGTGCGGCACAAGCTCCGAAAGTTGTACAGACTATGAAGGAGGGAGTAGAGAAGGAAGCGGAGAAAGTAGCGGCGACTCCGGTAGGACAGAAGCAGATTAAGAAGAAGATGGCTGATCTTAAAGCCGCCGATGCGAAACAGGGATTGAATGCGAATAAGGATGATAACTTCTATCTGAAGCGTGCGCTTGAATGGTACAAGCAGAAGAATGCAGCAGCCGCGGCTAGAGCTATTGATGAGACTACTTCTAAGCCAGCGGAAGAAGTTAAAGCCGCAGCGCGTAAGCGGGTGGACGAGACTAATCCTACTTTCGAGCCTGGAGAGCATCCGGCATTTACTAAGGTGCGGAGTTCTTATAAGTATGACGAGAAGGGTAATGTCACTGGTTATTCTCTGAGTCATTCAAGAGATTGGAAGGTTTATGCCACAAAACAAGCGAAAGCAAAAGGTTTCGAGGACATTGGCGAGTGGCTTAAAGACCTTTCTACTGAGGACTTCGTAAAGGACTTGGAGGACTGGTTCTATCCCAAGCAGCTTGCGGAACATGGACTCTTCTTTGAGCATGAAGCGGGAAAGCAGAGTCCGAACTTCTTGGCATTCATGTATAATTATAAGGACATGATGCCGGAAGAAGTATCCGAAGCTCTGGACTATCATCTACAAGAGATGGACAAGGTTGAGAAGTTTCTTTCTCCCTCTATTCCTTATGACAAGCAGCTTAGGTACTTCGCTGTGATGATGCATAATCATGTGGATGATTTCCTTGGAGCGTGGGAACGGTTTCATAAGAAGGAGCGGAATATCTATCGCTCCACTCTCTCAGATTTGCTGAATCCTACTAAGTACCAGTTTCAACTTCTTCAAGAGCGGCAGTTCACGGAGCGGAAGAATCTCACTAGCATGTACTCACGTAAGCCTGAAGTGCAGAAAAGAGTGCTTGCGATTTATGATAAGCTCGCAGAAGAAAAGCTCTCCATTCTTGCTAAGAAGCGTGGTACAGTGACAGATAGAGCGATTGAGGGTGCTGAGAAGATTAAGAGTATAAATAAAGAGATGGGTTCACTCTTGACTGTAACAGGCGAACGTGTTCCGTGGGAGTTTTAAGTTATGGCTGGCTCAGCTTTAATGGGTGGATTGAAAGAACTCGTTACGACGGGTGGAGCTTCGGAAGCTGCTTCTTCTGATGCATGGAGGACTATCTGGAATTTTACAGGTACGAAGGAAGCGGTGGAGAAGCTGCATCCTAACGCGGCAGCTGTCATGGATTTGGATAAGCAGTTTGTCTATCAGCGGAATAAAATCTACTCGAAGCTGGAGGAACCTTCTCAGAAGTTGTGGAAGGGTATTTCGAGTGATTCTAAGTTGATGCAGAAGTATGCTGATAGGAATACTCCTATCGCGGAAATTCACAGAGACTTGAGCGCTTCAAAACATCCACTTGCTATACACTCAGGCCAGATTCTTGCGCAGAATGTGAATCCTCGTACTGGACTCTCACGCAATGCAGACTTAACCTTCCAAACCTTAGGCTTCTCGAATAAGACGCAATCAAATAGACTAGCCTCAGATCAAGTCTTTGGTCCGAAGATGCAGAATGTCATGCCGCATATTCAGGAGCTTCTTGAAAGTAATAATCCGCAGCATCATTCTATAGCACAGATGCTCCTTGAAGTTCTGAGTAATGATTCACATGATACGTTTGAAGTTAAGGGAGCGCCGCATTCTAGAATAGCATGGGATGTACGGAAAGCAGTGGAAAAGGAGAATAAGGCTAGGGCTAAATTTGGAGATGCTCCTCAGATGGCGCTTCCGAAAACGGCCTCTACGTATACTCCACAGACTCCGAAAGAACGCTTGTTACATTCACTCCTCGTGAATAGACTAGCAGCGTTCGCGGCTTTACCTCACGTTCCTATGTTTGGGAATCTCATGTCCTCTCCTATGACCGCGATAGTAAAAGGTCTAGTAAGTATGCGGGATGATGAGATCAAGGCTCTCGCTACTGCGAGTGGAATTCTGGCGAATACACAACACTCTATGTTCTACAATGACATGATGGGTAGAACTGGAATGTTGGGTAAAGTCGGATTATCCATGCCTGGGGCTTTTCTCTATAAAGCCTTTCACATGCCTTTTTTCGACTGGCTTCGTTTTCATCAACTCTCTCTAGCAGCTTCTGTGGGTTATCACTCCGCTGTAGAGTGGGCCTCTGAAGCGGCTTCTGGAGATAAGAGAGCTTTAGCTGAACTTGCTGAGATGAAACTTAATCCGCAGGAGATTATAGCTCAAGGCGGGAAGTTAAACGAAGACCAGATGCAGCAGGCGATGTTTCATTATGTCAATAATAGAATGTTTGTTGATAGGCCATATGATAGATCATTGCGCTCGAATTCTTCATATTTCATGCGCTCTGCTACGATGTTTCACTCTATCGTAGTATCGCAGTATCGCTTCATGCAGCGAGAGATTGGAAAGATGGTCAAGACTGGTGATATTAAAGGTCTAGCTCAATTCGCTGGCACTCTTGGAATTCTGTTTCCAGCAGTCATGCCTTGGCTTCACGCCGCTGAAGTTCTTGGAAGAACGCTCTCCCCACAGCAGGCGAAACAGGCAGAAGAAAAGGACTATGCGGGTTTAACTAATCCGAAGAGTGTTGGAGATTGGACTTTACACTATGCGAACATGCTCGCATACTTGGGAGGGTTTGGTATCTACAGAAACATTATCCTGTCTGCTCATGGAGATCGACTAGGGGCTGCGTTGCTTGGGCCTATCACTGGCTCTGCCGTGCAGACAGTTCAAGATTCTATTAACGCTATAGCTAATCCAATCAAGCAGAAGAGAGGCGAGAGTCCTTTTGAAGCACGCCGTAGACATTACGGACAACTAGGACGTGACATTTCTGAATTCACAGTTCCAGTTGTAGGAAAGTGGATGGCTCATAAATTCTTCCCAACTCTGGCAGAAGAGAAGGCAGAGGAGTATCCGTCTCGTAGAAGACGAGGAAGGAGGTAAAATGTCTGGACAAAGCGCGCATCTTTCATTGAAGGAAGCAAAGGCAATGCAGGAGCGGATTCAACACTCTGGCACTCACGCTTCTACACACGGCGGGAAAAAGAGTGGCGGCAGCATGGCTAAAACACAAGGCGTTTGTGAAAAGGCGCCGCATCAGGGCTAGGAGTAAGTATGCGAATAGCAATGTCCTCGTATTCTGGAATGGGTGCATGGTTTGTACTCCGTCTCATGGCGGAAGGGCATGATGTGGATTACTTTCTATCCAAGAAAGAGTACGAGGACGTGCTTCGCGGTTTAATTCCGAAGCCTAGAATTCTTTCGCTGGATCATAGGAGGACGATTCAAGGTTATGGTTACCCCTCTTATAAGAATTACGACCTCTCATTATTTGATCTCACCGGCCGCCCAAAGCAAGCTGATTATTCAAGAGGACAGTGTCCCACTCTTGGAGACGGACAATTCGAGCACATTCTTGAGGATGATAGGGAAGCCGGAATCAGATTTATGGAGGATTCAGGTATCAACGTTCCTCCTTATACTCGTTTTGATAATCCCTCGGAGGCTAAACCTTTTATTAAAAAGACAGACAAAAGATACGTCTTCAAGCCTTTCACTCAAGGCGGAACTACTCAGGATACTGCTACTACATACGTGGCTAAGAGTGCAGAGGATATGCTCAAAGTTATTGATCCCTTGTGGGCAGCCGCTAAACACGCACCGTTTATTCTTCAAGAGTTTATCCAAGGTACTGAGATTGGAATAGAAGGATTCTTCAATGGAACGAACTTCTACATGCTTACGGGGACTCTTGAAGAGAAGAAGTTTATGAATGATAACAAGGGACCAAATACAGGTTGTGGCGGGAACTTAATCTTTGCTATACATGAAGACATGAAAATATATAAAGAAGGTCTTATGAAAGCGATCCCGTTGCTTCAAATGATGGGCTTTCGTGGAATCCTTGACTTGAATACTATTGTCACGGAGGATAAA